GAACATCCCGAAAAGACTGGGCATCGTCATATGTCAAAGGTCTCGATCTTCTGGGTCTGAAAATCGAAGAGCGAGATCAGCCGTGGCCCGGAGCCTGCGGTGTGTTCCATCCTGTATTGACAGAATCAGTCGTCCGTTTTCAAGCACAGGCAATCACAGAAATATTCCCCGCTTCCGGTCCGGTAAGAACACAGGTCATTGGGAAACACAGTGAAGAAAAGTCGAAGCAGGCTCATCGTGTCGAAGAAGAGATGAACTATCTGACGACGGAAGTGATGACAGAGTATCGTGATGAGTTTGAGCAACTGCTGTTCAAGCTACCACTAGCTGGTTCTGCTTTTAAAAAGGTGTACTACGACCCGATGATGGAGCGGCCCGTCTCTATGTTTGTGCCAGCAGAAGACTTTGTAATTTCTTACGGGGCTTCTGATCTGCCAACTTGCGAGCGATACACCCATGTGATGAAGAAAACACCAAACGAGGTTTTGAAGCTCATGGTGTCTGGCTTCTATCGTGACATTGATTTACCTGACCCATCACCCGAACATTCAGATATTGATGAAAAGTATGACGAGATCGACGGCGAGTCGGCCTTTGCTATGGATAGCGATGATCGATTCACCATATTAGAGATGCATGTTGATATTGATCTACCTGCTCCGTTTGATGATCCTGACGGCATCGCCCGTCCTCATGTGATTACAATCGATAAGTCGTCGCGAAGTGTTTTGTCGATCAAGCGCAACTACTACGAAGATGATGAGAAGAAGCGTAAGCGTTTGCACTTTGTGCATTACCCTTATCTTCCGGGACTAGGGTTTTATGGAATCGGATTGATTCATTTAATCGGCGGACTGACTAAGTCTGCCACCTCTATTCTCCGTCAGTTAGTCGATGCAGGAACCTTGGCTAACTTGCCTGCTGGATTGAAAGCAAGAGGATTAAGAATCAAGGGAGACGATTCACCGCTGATGCCCGGAGAGTTCCGTGATGTCGATATTCCGGGAGGAGCTATACGGGATAACATCTATCCACTCCCGTACAAAGAACCTTCCAGTGTTCTTTACCAGCTACTTGGCAATATTGTTGAAGAGGGCAGGCGCATTGGTTCGGTGGCCGATTTAGATATTTCATCCGCGAACGCTAACGCCCCAGTCGGAACGACGCTTGCGTTATTAGAGCGCAGTATGAAGGTCATGTCTGGAGTACAAGCCAGATTACACGCGGCTCTTCGTAAAGAACTTCGCATTCTGGCGAAGGTTGTTCATGACTTTATGCCAGAAACTTATGATTACGAGATGGAGGGTAGCCATAATCGGGTCAAGGATTTCGACGGCAGAGTAGATGTTATTCCTGTCTCCGACCCCAATGCATCCACGATGTCACAAAGAGTGATTCAGTATCAGGCCGCACTACAACTAGCACAACAGGCTCCACAGATATATGACTTAGGGCGGTTACATCGTCAGATGTTGGAAGTGTTGGGAATCAAAGAAGCAGACAAGATCGTTAAGCTGGAGGGTGATATCGACCCAACAGATCCTGTGACAGAAAATATGAAGATCCTTCAGCAAGAGGGGGTCAAAGCCTTCGCTTATCAAGATCATGAGGCACACATCGCGGTACATATGTCGATGTTGCAAGATCCAAAAATCAAAGAGCTTGTTGGACAGAGTCCTTTTGCCTCTGTGATACAGAAAGCGATGATCGAACACATCACCGAACACGTTGCCTTTGCGTATCGCAAAGGTATTGAGGTTCAGCTTGGCGCACCACTACCAGATCCAGACAAGCCGTTGCCAGAGGATGTGGAGTTTAATTTATCCAGCACCGTTGCTAAGGCCGCGCAAAAACTGTTGCAACAGGGTCAGGCAGAGATGGCGCAGAAGAAGGCGCAACAAGATGCTAAAGATCCTTTGACTCAGATACAGCAAAGAGAGCTTGCGCTGGAAGAGGCCAAGTTTGCACACAGCAAGGAGATGGATATTGCAAAACTTCAGATGGATACGGCGTCGAAACAGGCTACCGTTGAAACCGAAAGAGGTCGTATTGCTTCGCAAGAACGTCAGGAAGGCGCCAGACTTGGGGTCAAGATTGCGTCTGAAAAAGACAAGCTGGAGCGAAAAGATCAACTTGAGGGCGCCAAACTGGGGATACAGATTGCGGAATCAATTAAAAAAGAAACTGAATAAAAGTTCAACTGAACTTCTGGAGACCTATGGACGAGTTAGACTTGATTAATCAAAAGATAAGAGAACAAATGGATGCTATGGCAGATCATATGGCAACAGGTGGATGTCAAGGGTTTGAGGAATACAAGTATTGCTCTGGAGTGATCGCTGGTTTAGCGGTCGCAGAAAGAGAAATACTAGATATCAAACAGCGGATGTCTGTAGCAGATTAAAAAAACCATGATATAGTATTGGCAAACGCAAAAGCGCAAGGTACTACGAACCTCAATCGTAAGCAGGAATGACAATGCAAGTAAAAAGTTTTGAATTAACAGACGAACTGGGAGATAAGCTCCCTGTCCCATCAGGCTACAAAGTGTTAGTGGCCTGCCCTGAAATAGAAGAAACCACCGCAGGTGGCATTATTATCGCGGAAGAATATCGCGCAAAAGAATCTACAGCGTCAATCTTTGGATATGTGGTTAGCATGGGCAAAGATGCTTATGGTGATACTGACAAATTCTCATCCGGTCCTTACTGCGAAGAAGGCGACTGGGTAATCTTCCGTTCTTATTCAGGCACGAGATTCAAAGTCAATGGACAAGAGTTTCGTTTGATTAATGATGATTCAGTGGAAGCAGTTGTTGAAGATCCCAGAGGTGTTGAAAGAGCATGAACGAAGAACAGGAAATCCAAGTAGAAGACAACATCGAAACAGAAGTTGATGATGTCGAGATCATAGACGACACTCCTGAAGAGGATCGTGGTCGCGCCCGTAGAGCCAGCAATGAAGAGGTGGATATTCCCGATGATGATGAAATTCAAAAATATTCTGGAAGCGTTCAAAGCAGGATTAAGAAACTTCGTTTCGACTATCACGAAGAAAGGAGAGCCAAAGAAGAAGCAGAGCGAGTCCGTGAAGCCGCCATCTCCGACCTCCAAAGACTCCACGAAGAAAACCAAAAGCTCAAGGAAACCCTCAACAAAGGCGAAGGCGCCTTAGTTAATCAAGCTAAACATCGTGTTGAGGCAGAGCTTCAAAAAGCAAAGTCCAGTTACAAACAGGCTTATGAGGCTGGTGATACAGACGCGATGGTTGAAGCAAATGAGCAGATGGCAAAACTTGCCAGCGAAAAAGTCAAATACGATTCATATCAACCAAAGCCAGCTCCACAAAAACAAGAGTTTGACCAGCAGAAGTATGCGACTCCGCAACAGCCTGCAAGGTTGGACGCAAGGACTGAGCAATGGGCTAAAGACAACGAAGACTGGTTCCGAAAAGATAAAGCACTTACAGGCTTTGCATATGGAATTCATGAAGAATTAGTTACTCAGGGGGTTGACCCCACCAGTGAAGAGTATTTTACTACGATTGATGAGAGGATGCGTGAAGCGTTCCCTCACAAATTTGGTCAACAACGTAGACAAGACTCTATCGTGGCTCCAGCCACGCGAACTAATAAAGTCTCTACGCAAGCAAAGCTGACCAAGTCCCAAGCGCATATCGCCCAGCGCCTTGGTTTGACTAACAAGCAATATTGGGCGCAACTACAAAAGGAGCAACGGTCATGACAAGCCGTAAGCCTAGGGAATCCTCTACCCGCGAACAAACAGAGCGCAAGAAGACATGGGCGCCTGCGTCTAGGATACCGACACCGGAAGCCGAAGATGGCTACTCGTATCGTTATATTCGGACATCGATGCTTGGTCAGGCAGATAACACTAATGTTTCTGCTAAGTTTCGCGAAGGCTGGGAACCAGTCAAGCATTCGGACCATCCCGATTTACAGGTCATGTCAGATATAGACTCTCGTTTTGAGGGTAATGTTGAAGTTGGCGGACTTCTGCTTTGCAAAAATAGCAAAGAGAATGTAGAGGCTCGCCAAGAATACTTGCAAGATATTAATGATCGTCAAATGGAATCGGTAGACAATAGTTATCTCAGGGAAAACGACCCAAGGATGCCTCTGCTGAAACCTGAAAGACAGACCAAGGTATCTTTTGGTAGCGGCAACTCTTAGTTTTACTTAAGGGGTGTCGCTAATAAAATATGT